CAGCGCCATCTATGTAATAGTTGATTGCCGCAACTCTTGCAAGATCAACATGGATTGCTAGTACCGAATCCCTGTCTTTTGGCGCTGAGACTTCAAGAATAGAAAGCTCTGGCACCTCATGTTGTAACACACTTTTAGGTAGCTGCGCAAGCACATAGTCCCTAGCCCTACTTCCCGGCATTAACATTACGTCAACAGGCAGTAGGTCATACTTATCGGCTTGCTGCTTAGAGTACTTCTGGTGTCTAGTTATTCTGCGGAACAGTGGCAGCGCGATACCATCCAAGCAACTAACGTCCAAGTTGATATCTAATTTGCAAGCCTCGTTCATAAGTACCTCGACACAACCTCGTATGGGGTGTTTTTAAATGAGAATCCAAGAGACTTTCTTATGTGTGGATTGCTTAGCTTGACATCATGAATTTCATCACTGTTCAGTAGCCAAGCCTCGCCGTGGTTGGCACAGAACGAACCAACCCTTTCAAGCAGGTTCGCATTCGTGCGGTAGTAGGAGGTTACTTCCCCATGCGTATCGAAGTAAAAATTTATCGAGCATAGTCTGGTGCCATCCTTGTGAGCCGGGAGATAACTCTTGTCATCGACAGGAGTTATGTTCATCGCCCACAACTCAGGCACCTCTATGTCAAGCAAATCTTTTGGCAAGTACTGAAGCAATCTGCTCTCATCTTCTTGTAACGGCCTGTAAGTCGTAACAGGAACATCGCCATAGTCTTTGTATTGACGCATGGCGCGTTGAGCATACTTCGTAGTCTTGTCGTATACATGAATGACATCAAGCCCAGCGCAGTCGAGAGTGTATCCCTCTGTGTCGAACTTGATGTCTAGCTTACGGAAGTAACCTTTGCATTCCACGGTTATGCCACTTTAAGAATTAAGGAATCCTCTATAGCTGTAAGCATGGTTGCGGTTGTAACCACAAACGGCTTTGGCCCAGAGATTTCTTTTACGCCATTCGATAGACGACCATCCATTAAGAATAGTTTGTCGCCAGCCTCGAAAGCAATTTGAACGCCCGGGAGCGCCCTAGCAAAAGAACACTGTGGAAGACCACCCGGGTTTGCAGTTTCGTTGAAGCACCACACTACAGTATCTTCCAGTGGCTTCATACGGTACTCGCCATAAGGATGAGGGAAGTCAACAGTGTTCCAGCCTCGGACGCAATCAACGACAACTCCAGTATCTAGGTTTTCATGAGTATGATGACCAGACTCAATAAACCAAAGATACTTGCCAGCGCCAGCAACATTGCCATTCTTATCAATTGCAAAGTTGTTATTGCGCATTACCTTGTCGTTGATGAACTCGCCTTGCTCGACTTTGGTTCGATCGATTATCCAACCGTGGCAAGGATAGGATTTGATTTCCATTAGAACTCCTCAACAGGGGTTGGGTCATAACGAGGGAAGATGGTAAACACACCGTCCTTGTACCAATACTCGTCTGCAATAATATTATCGGGACAGTCAACCCAGAACAGAGGCTCAGCAACAGGGAACTCCTGCGCCACAACCTCTGCTACACGGAATCCACTTTCCCGAGGCTCATTGGGAGAAATTAACGCTTTCATAAGTTCACCTCAGATTAGTAGAATTCATAGACTATCACAGCGCCGCCAGCTCCGACGCCAGCATTGTTGTTTCCTGTCGCTGTACCGCCTGCGCCTCCGTGCCCATAGCCAATGCCATCACTTGCCAAAACAGCAGCGGTAGCGGAAATAGCTCCATACGAACCGAAGCCGGGGCCACCATATGCTCCAGATGCTCTTCCACCCCATCCAGTTAGGGTGGTGTACCCATCTTGACCATCTTGGCCTGACAGGTTGGTGTCTCCATTCGATGCAGTTCCGCCAGTTCCACCGACAGAAAAGGTTGTTGCTGGAGCAGCGCCATCATACTTTTGACCGCCGCCTCCACCAGTAGCAGAGCAATGAGAACCAAAGGAAGAGGTTCCGCCAGAGCCGCCATCAGTGTTTGTGGTTCCTGTCTTACTTGCGGTGCCAGCAGCGCCAACAGTAACGGTTTCGGTAGCGCCAAGAGATGCGGCAAGAATTACCTTGCGAGCATACCCACCAGCGCCCCCACCAGCTCCAAAGTTGGTTGTTTTGCTTACCGTGCCTCGGGTAGATCCCCCGCCGCCACCGCCAATAACCTCGACAATGACAGCCTTCAGGCCAGCATCCTTAGTCCACGTTCCGCTGGATGTAAAGAAAACAATCTGCGGAGGCTCTGAGGTAAACGTAATGTCGCCGGTTTGTCCGTTGAAGCTAAGAACGCCATCGTTGTCAATGGTGACATCACCATCAGGTGCGCTTAAGGTAATGCCATCTCCAGCGGTTAGTGACCAGACACCTTCGTTATAGATGACAGGATTGCCACTAACGCCATTACCATCATCAACAGATATGCCAGCATTACCGGCAGTAATCGTGCGAGCAACCGACGTTGTTCCTGTTCTAGCGACGATACCATCCGACGCAGTATCTTGAAGAACATCGAGATTTGCTCTAGCATCAGCCGCATTGTCTGCTCCTGTACCGCCCTGTGCGATTGGAAGGTCAACGATGTTCTCACCTTCCGCAGCAGCAGCAAATCCAGCAGCGGTTGGGCGAAGCTCGAACTTGTCTCCACCAACGTAAGCATTGGCAGTTGTTCCCTCTTGTCCGCGGACTACGGTCATCACGTCGCCAGTGCGATCAGTGACTTTGACGATCTCAAGGTTGTTTGAGGAATCGACAAGGGTTGCGTAGAAGTAGTCGCCAGCACCCAAGGTCGGGAACAAGGAACCACCGCTAGAGGCAACCGTGATAGTCGTAGCTACGGCTGAGATGGAACTTGCTAGCGTAGTACTAGCATTGTTAGTCCATTTGATTGCCATTCGTTATGCTCCTATTAACCAGCGGTTACAGTCCAAGTGATAGTCATGCCATCCGATGCGCCCTTGTTGACAACCGCGAAAGTAGTACGGCACAGCATGTCGCCACCGGAACCAGCGTTGAATATGCCAGCCTCTTCCAGTGCGCCAGTACCAACGCCAGCGCCAAACGATGCAACGTAAGTTACAACATTGTCAACAACGGTAGATGATGTTAGTGCTTGACGTGCCAGCTCGCTACCGAGTGCGGTGTCGCCAGCAGCAGGGGTTGTGCCATCATCACCGACTGCCATGTGTGACATTACAGCGGAAGCGGTGCCAACCATCCGGCTAGCAATGAAGTCGAGTCCTGCGTCAACCACTAGGTTGTGGATCTCGCGCTTGTCTTTCAGTTCGCCGGTAACAGGGTCGAACACTTCAATGAGGACATCGCCTTTCAGCTTGAAGTTCTCAGAAAACATTAGGTATCTCCTTATGGGCCATTCAAAGTAAAGAAGTTCAGAACGTAGTTGTTAAGCAGTTGGGCCTCAGCCGCTATGATCTGGATAACCAGACTATCGGAGAAGCTTACCGAGTCACCAGTTACGTTCTTGTAGAAGTGCCTAGCGTCGGCATCTGTTACTGTTGCCGAGTCTGCCAGAGGTCTACTGAACTCCTTACTCAGTGCCTCAGTTATTGTTGCTACATCAGCGAAACTGCGCGAGTAGTTAACCACCCTATTGAATACATCCGTTGTGGCGAACGTGTCTGCAATTGATTTTGCAAACTCACTAGAGTAGCTGTCCGACATCGCTGCTTGATCGGACAATGCTTTATCGTGGTCAAACGTCTGGTCATCTGCCAGCGAGAACGAATCAGTGCTTGACTTATTAACGAATCGGGAGGATGTCTCCTGCATCGTAAACGAGTCAGACGTTGGTTTTGTTACCGACTTTGCTGGGGCATCAGTAATGCTTGCCGTGTCGGATAGTGGTTTGTCCAAGTCTCTAACCAAACTCTCAGTCATCGTCACCGAATCAGAGAGCGACTTGTCAACGTCTATGATCTGGTCGTCGGATAAAGAGAACGTATCAGCGAACGAACGAAGTATGATGATTGTGATAACTATCACATCATTCATACTAAAGTTGTCACTGAACGGTTTGTCCACAGATAGGGCGGCACTGTCAGTCATATCCACCGTGTCAGCCTTACCCTTCGTCATGTTGAAGGAGATCAGGTCTACCGGGGTGAATGTGTCTTGATACAGCTTGAACCATCCAGCCTCATCAAGATACGCTGAAGCTTGGGCCAATACTGCCTGTACTGCTGTCTGTGGGATTACCCGAGATACCGTTGCGGTTCCGATGGCGGCAAGCACACTCACATCAACCAGCGCACGTTCTACAACGACGTTGGCTGCTGTAACCTGTATGCTGCTTGCTACCCTTACTTCTGAGACTAGGGCTGAGGCGAGGACGGAAGATACCGTCACTCCCATCTTAGAACTCCGAACGTAGTTTGAACTTTAGTAGATCGTAGACAGTCTGAATCGAACCGTCGCTGAACGTAATTTCAATCTCACCCTCGTACTCACCGGGCGGGCCATCAAGCGCAGTAGGCTCAGTAGTCCAGTAGAAAGCAACGATGCCAGCAGCGCCGTTGGTTACTACACCAGTAATAGTAGCGGTCAGGGTTGTGGAGCCTACCTGTCGGAACTTCAGAAGGACGGTGGCACCAGTGATGTTGATTGCATCGCCGGTAGTCTCGTCACTCAGAGTACAGACCAAGGTCGGCTTAGTATCTCCTTGCACTAGCTTGATCTTGTCCGTCATTAGATTCTCCGAATTTTCACATGCTTGCTTACCCGCACATAGTTCTTCAGTGCGCGATCGCGAGCTACATTCAAGCCAGCGCGGTACAAAGCTTCACGCGCAGCAGCCAGCTTGGGATCGTAGTACGGCTTGGTTGGAGAGATTGCCATTCTAGCAATTGTTCCGTGACCGATGATCTCAGCATAATCCTCGAAGATGACATCATCAATGGTGTCTACACTACGAGTAGGCTTGAGCGCAACAACAAGCGTCATTGCGTTGGCTACAGTTTCATTTGGAATTGGATACACACTGAACACATCCGGGCCTTTCTGGAAGATATTTCTTGGGTCTTCCCTGCGGACGGGTGCCTCTGGTGCATTGGGGTTGTAAGCTGCCGGGGTATTGATTTCGTCGAACGATACTGGCACAAGCTCTCGCCCTTTGTACCAAGCCTTCAGGATCTTTGTAACCCTGCGGTTGCTTGGCGGCTCTAGGTCGTAGTCTGCCAATCCATCAATAGCCGTGACCGGGTCTAGCGTTTCCTGTAGGATGAAAGACTTCTCGCAAAAATCAATGATGGTGTTCTTGACTTCGAGAAGTGCCATATCTGGATTCGCCCCCGGGACTTGCGGCATCACATAGTCTAGGAAGTCGGTGTGGTTTTTCATCCTCGCTTAAGCTCCTTCTCCCACAGTGCGCGTAGGTTTGCGGCGCGAGTACCTTCGGAATATTCATCATCCCGCAACTCAGACCGGAACACTACATAGTAGGATAGCAAATGGGAAACATTGTGTGGCAGCGGAACTTCGTCAGACAGCTCGTATTCGGTGTAACCATTCAGCCATCCCATGCCAAGACGAAGGTCAGGACGGATGCGCCACATTTCCTGAACCCCGTCGTTGCAGTACCCCATCAACTGAGGGTCGGTATATCGCACTCCGTCTTCGTCATTCAGTGTGACGCGGACATCATCGACTACCATTTGGAAAGTGTGTGCCATTTATTTCCTCACCATTTAACCTTGTCTGCCCAATACGCTGCTGACATTTTCCCTTTGGAGATGTCTTTAGCATGCCGAGCTTTGAAGGACTTTTGTCTTGCCTTCTCACTAGCTGTCTTAGGGTTTGCTCCAGCGCCACTCACACCTTGCTGTCCAAACCGAATCGTCTTCACTTGATCGCCTTCCTTGGCAACAACAACGTGAGACTTGGTTGGATGATTGGGGGTGCGCTTTGGTTTGTTGTACCCTGCAACGCCAGCTCTTTCAAGCCTTGGGTCTTTCTTCATTTCTTGAACCCTTTCAAGGTCTGGGCAAGTCGAGCGCGTTGACCCAGCTTGCCCGGGGCCTTAGCAGCTTTGGCTAATTTTTTCTCAGGGATCTTCTCGCCCTCTTTCACACCTAGCTGCTTACGAAGAGCGCCCGGTTTCTTGATTGCCTTATCGATCCAATGCTTAGCCATTACCGCTCCTTACTTTTCAAACTTAGAAATATCTGGCTGCTCCCACATTGGTTCGAATGCAGAGAAAGGCCATATGCCGGGTTCCATGTTGGGAAACTTGACCAGTACAGCGTCGCCTCGCGGTATCCAGCAGAAGCGAACGAAGTCTGCACCGTCAGTGCCATACGCATACCCG